GATACAAGAAGGAGCAGCGTAGCCATAATCACCAGCCCGAATGCGGGGCCAATTAAAAGGAATCTGAAAGGGTTCAACAACATGTTTTTCACGAGAGAACTCCGTAAAAGCAGCTCCTTCAGATACATCCCAATCCCCCTCTAACAACTGGCGTCTTTGGACTTCAGGGAGAGAGAGCAGCATCTCAAGATACTGCGGGTCTGACATCAAGGTGGGGTTGTCACTTAGCTTAGCGGGTATAAACCGTCTTCGGTATAGAGGTTTACCAGCGTTATCAGGATTACCACCTACAGACTTGCAGTGTTCTGGGTCTTTCGGCCACCGTAGAGTCTTTCCAGTTTCTATATCTGTAGCCCAGAACGACTCTCCCCACGGTGCGGGGTCGAGGAACATCTTTTTTAGCCACCACTGCCCTTGTCCTCCCGGGTTCGCGGAAGCTCTCATGTAAGATATAATTTCAGAGTTTGTAGTACGGCAACGACTACGAAGGTAATTCCAGACGTAGGGCGTTGGCATCTGCCCTAGTTCATCTACTCCGATCCACGCGAAAGCTTGTCCTTGATACTGTTCAACGTCTATATCCCTGTCAACGTAGCTCAGCTCAATTGTCGCTCCGCTGGGAAACTCCCACTTGTGCTTGCTTTCCTTCCATATCGTACCCGGAAACGCCTTAGGGTAAATACTTCGAGAGATAATAACCAGTTCCTGCAGCTCTTTAAGAGTCCTTCGTAGCATAAGGGCTCGGAAATCGCTGTGGTGACAGTACCGAAGGGGGTCGAGACACATACTCCAGCTCTTGCCGCCACCAGCCGATCCTCCATATAAGACTTCTCTCTCTGGGGCAGATAGAAAAGCCATTTGAGGGCCGTCGTGGGGCTTGAACTGTATGTGATTTTCTTCTACCTCTTCCCGTACCGCTTTGGGTACTTCTGCTAGGTCCGCTGGAGTGAGGGCTGCAGGGGTTTTACCGTGTGCAGCGTCGTCTACAAACTCTATCTGTTTCTTAACTCGTTTGTGTCGGTCTTTTGCATTTCGAAGCTCCTTCTGGGCTTTCTCTACCCGGGCCGCTCCGTCTGCAATCTTGTTTCTAGCTTGTCTACGGGCTCTATTTTTAGTGGAGACCATTAGTAGCCAATATCATCAAACCGTGGGTCTACCCGAGTGTTGTTGTCGAAGGCGTCCATCTTCGCCTCGTTACGCTTTTGCTTAGCTTTCGCTCTCTTCTCTCGGTAGGCTTTTCTCTTAGGAGCGGCTATACGAGAGCGTTCTTTAGCTGTCTGTTGCTGCCTAACTTTATTGGCTTGCTGGAGAGCGTCCTTAGGAACCTTCTTGAGAACTTCTGCAGCGTACTTTCTTCTAGCCGCTTGTAGCCCGAATTGGCGAACAAACGCTAGGACAAGGGGGACTAATATTGCAGCCATTCTAGAGGACAACCCCCCGTTTCATCCGTTTAACTAACCCTTGATGGCTGATCTTCCTGCCTGTAGTGTGCTGAATCCAAGCAGTCACGTCCCTGATAGGACTGATCTCAAGAAACTCCCTCGCACGAGCGAGGGCTTCTAGCTCGGAATCTACAGGGAGAAGGATATTACCTTCCTGCTTATAGCCAAAGGGGATAGTACTGCCCCGTTTGGGGATGGGTTCGTAGGAGCTCAAATATCTTCCCCTTCTTTTGGGTCTAAACTTTCAAGCATTCGTCGCAGAGTTCTTGAATCTCTAGCTTTCTTTTGTTTATTTTTAAGCTCTGTCTGTCCTTCTTTGGATAAAAGACCCGTAACACCACGTTTCTTTAATACTTTTTCGTATATTTCATTACTTTCTTTTCTGCCAGCGGAGTCTTCCTTTTCCCACTTATGTAATTTACGCTTTGGCTTAGGAGGTTTATGTCTAACTTTATATTTTTTAACCATTTTCAATAACTTTCTCTACAGCTTTATCCGGCAGGAAGACCACCCCGGTCATCTGTCTGACATCCGCTTCAATCTTGATAACCGCTTGAACCCCAGACCGATCTAGAATGGACTCTGCCGCTTTGATCTGCTGTTTAACAAACGGGGAGACAGGCTCATTCCCCTCCCCCATTGTCATTGCATTTACAAGTTTCACCGACGCCGCCGCAGTATGGGCAGCTAGAAATTTTGTTGCACGAGCAGTTATTGCATCTGCACAGTGGCGCATCAACCATGATCTTGATCCTTTTGAATAGTGGGAGTGGGCAGCAATCGCCTGATGGGAGTCCCCGCCGTGCTCGAACAGGAGGTCAACAAACTCTTCCTGCTCAATAGTGAGCTCACCCTTCTTCTTACCTTTATACTTAGTAAAAGGAGTCTGAGGGAGTATCTGCGGGGGTTGATATTCCTCTTTAGTCACTTTTTCTTCTTTTTAGACTTGTAAGAATTGGGCTATTTTCGTGCGCCATTAAACCTCAATATTTTGGGGGTCAAATTGATAATGGTGTCCATCCACAGGAATTTGCCCTGTAAACTTCAGCATATTCTCTAAAGACACTGGGCCGTTTGCTGTAAGACATCCCTTGTAAACAACCGTCACGTAGAAGTCCGATTGATCATCATCTTTAAAAACCTCTATTAAATCCCCGGAAACATTCATGTTAGCTTCTTTGTTTAGCCAACTAAGAAATATACTTATTTCTACAGGAGTTAACAACTGTGATTTTAGAATTTCATTAGGGGCAACTGCGAAGTATCCTACAAACTGAACTCTCCACATAAAATATGGAGTGTTATTTATGACACACGAGTTCTTGTTAATATATTCACTGATATCGGCAATTTCAGATACATCTCCTGCATGAGCTGTCTGGGCCGAGTTCATTATGAGAATCCCCAGCCCGAGGGCTAAGGAGAACACTAGCTTTCTGAGGGGAGGCATCTTGTAACCTTCCTTTCGGTGGCGGGATAGGGGGAGCTCCGCTTATCCTTCTCTTAGTCTCTTTTTTCAAATATGATGTAGACCATTAAGGAAGTGTGGAGCTTTTTATTAAAAGATAGGGGGGTTTACAAAGCTAGAATAAGCTTAACTATCATTATAGAGTTAATTTTTAGGTTTGTCAACACCTAATTTACTTTTTTCTTTCTCATCAGGGTCAAACTTATCAAGGAAGTCTGCAGGTAGCGATTCATAAATGTCCTCTGAAGCAGACTGAGCAAGCTTTTCAGCGTTTAACTTAAACATTTCTTCAGTCAACTCTTTAGCTGCATTATTTTTTACTTTTTCTAAAGTTTCCTCCACATTCTCCGTCCCCGGTTGGACAAAACTGATCTTCATCAACCCGTTATTATGCCGGGATTCGATACGATACCACATTTCCCCTACTTTAGACTTACCGACATCATAGGAGGTGTAGTGAATACATTCTGTACCAGTCCACATCTTAAATGGTGTTCTTCATCTCGTCGTAGTATTTCATGGTTAAAATCTCCATATGACGTTTCCTACAGTCCCGCACCATCTCTACAGAGGGTTCATTTATCCATTCTTGTTCCTTCAAACCCTTACTCGTAGGGAGTTGCACATGTACCGTGCGAAGAATCCAACGGTTGGTCCCCTCATCGTGCGAGAGAGTATGCTCGTAATCTTCAGGAAAGAGGGGGTCTTTCTCCGTGCCTAATTTCAAGTTCCCTGTAGGAGTAGCCACAGGAGGGGGGAGGTCCTGCGGAAGGGTGTAAGGCAAGGTAATTACTTGCGGTTGCTGGTTTTCCTTAGCGTCCAACTTATCTTTCAAAGCTTGTAAGGTCGCCATAGTAGACTCCCACTCTATCCGAGAAATCGTCATCTGGTCAGAAGAGGCAGTACTCACCTCTGTAGGAATCCCTATCATCTCCAGGGTAGGTTCAACTGGACGATCAGGTTCCTCTGTAGGAGGTTCAGATAGGAGGTCGGATACTGCGTTGTTGAGCAGCTCATCTTGCTTCTTCAAATTAGCCGCAGAAGCTTCTCCTGCTAACTTATCCTTCCTCGACGTTAACTTTTGCTTCTTTACCATAGTGTGGTCCTTTACATTCTAACTGGGACATCATTATCCCGCATTACTTTCTTTGCGCTTAATATAGAGGCGCTAGTGAAATGGTAGATATTCTGAGTGGCAACTCCGTGGGCTCCGTGATCTACTGCATCCACAAAGTGATTCCAAATACCAGCCCCACCAAGGGGGACAACGGGAATATTACAAGCAGAAGACACACTTTCCAAAAGCGGGAGATCGTAACCTTGAAGCGAACCGTCTCTATCCACGGAGGTGAGTAATATCT